GGTGTATTCTCGGTGTGAGTTCAACTATCGGGACGTATACAATGAGTATACCTCTTATTCTAACGCTTTCGAAGAGCAATCTCCGATGAGCCGATTGAGTGAGAGGACCTCTATTGTCGACGTACGTGTGATCCCTGAACCTTTCAAGTTCCGCGTAATCTCTGTTGGAGAGTTCAATTCTTACTCAGTTTTGAAACCCCTTCAGGTGATGTTGTGGAAGACACTGCAAAAGTTTGAGTGTTTTAGCTTGACTGGCCGAGGAGCTGACGATCTGTTCTTTCGAGCAGAGTCCATTATCACTAAGTACTGGGATGTAGGAATGAAGTTCCTATCAGGAGACTATAAAGCAGCAACGAATATGTTGTCTAGCTATGCAGCTCAGACTTTGTCTGAGGCATGGTTGGCTGACTATCCGGAGCTGTCTATGTGGCTCAAGAAATCCCTGTACACCTCTACCTTGACCTTTGAGAAGGCAGGAAAGGGTGTGGTTTCGTCGCTTCCAGGACAGGAAGAGATCACGTCTACGTTTGATGACGTTGAGATGTTGAACGGGCAGCTTATGGGGCATCCTTGCTCCTTTCCGATTTTGTGTGGTGTTAATGCCGCAATTTGTCGGATGGTTTTGGAGAAGGTCTGGGGTCGTCGGTTTAGCCTTGACGATCTGCCGCTACTGGTCAATGGGGATGATTGTCTCCTAATAGGACCAGATTCCCTCTATGGGGAGTGGAAGTCGAGAATAGGTGAGGTTGGCTTGGTGGAAAGTGTTGGTAAGACTTACGTCTCTGACAAATTTGCCATGATCAACTCTCGCTATCTTTCGATTCGCACGAGAGCCGTAGAGCAGAGTGCACTCGAAGTGACATCTGATGTCTTTTCTCAGATGTATTCCGAGTTAAGTACTCGCTATGTTGCATATATTGCCCATGATGTGGGATATTGCAACTTGGGGATACTTGTCGGCCGTAAGAAGGGTAGCAACGTTGATTGTGAGGTCAATGTTGCGGAGAAAGTTGATGATCGCTCGGCGTACGCATTTTGGCAATCAGCTGCTGATAACTTCAAGCAAATGAACTTGAGGTGTAAGCGACTGAAGGTCGATCTGGGCCGTTATGTAAAGAGCTTTCAGAGATACTTATCAGCTATCCCTATGGATCTTCACTTGCCGAAGGAGCAAGGTGGATTTGGCTTTGAGGATGAGGGGTCTTGTGGAAAGACCCTGCTGTTGCATAAGTTCCGTGCAACAGACTGCGAGTGTCACAAGAACACTTTGTTGAGGAAGTTCAAGATGCACTATGATGTGTGTCCTGGTTCTGACTCACCGAAGTGGAGAACACCATTTGTGATGCCGCGTACCTCAGCTATAATGCTTGGAGAAGCGTATTATAGTGGTGGAATGGCGACTGTTTACGACGACGATACCTTCCCTGATTTCCTTGCGGAAGCCTGGGAATGGGGTAAATTGTCGAAGCGGTTTGCCGTTCGACGCAGTGATGTTGCATCCTGCGATCCCGAGCCAAAAGTTCAGCACGAGTGGACGGTAACGACGTGTTAGGCGTACTAATCACGACTGTAGCCATCATGGGAATGATGGCCCCGGAGGTATCCGTTTGAGGATTTAGTGAGAGGGACTACGACTTTGGTCGTGTCCAGGAGTAGGTTTTGTACATGGGAAGTCCTTTGTTTGAGTGTTTGAAACTAGCACCCAATCAACTGGGATTGAGTATGAGTGTCACGTTTGTAACGTGATGGCATGCTCACTTGAGTTGATAACATAGGATCTTCGGATCGTGAAAGAACGTACATCTAACTATCGTTGGGTTTCGATAAGTTAGCTTTTGTTGTGTTCATGCACGATAGGTTATGATGAATCTTTCGATCCAAGTAACCATGGTATGTAGACCATTCTTGGGCGCACTTTAGGTCGCGCCGCTCACCTCCGGG